TCAAATGATCTCTCAAAAATTGGAGTAGTTTCGTGTTTTAATTCAAATGCTCTCTTAATGTCTCTCTCGGTCCCTTCATAAGTTGCAAAACCAGATTCAATTACTGCATTGTTAAAATCAATTTCATCTTTAGTGTCATCCTGATGTCTCAGTGCATTCATATAAACATTAACAACCGTATTGATACTGGCTGCGGGTGTAAATGTTAACTCAGTTGTTCCAGCAGCAGAAACTCTAGTGCCAAATGTTCCAAGACCAACAGAAGTTCCTACTTCTCCAAATTCAGTATCATATGTTTCTGGAGTAGTGCCGTCATCGGTAAAATCATCAACTGCGATGATTTCAGTCATCATATATTGATTATTTGATGTATCTGCGACCTGAGCAACAAAGTATGCTACGTCATAAGTATCAGGATAAGATGCTACAGTGTGAATTCCAGGTGAACTCGATGAGGCAATACTGGTGGTTCTTCCTTCAATCCGGGCATGTTTCATGTTATGAGTTCCAATGCCAGTAATCCCTGCGGTCGCTAAACCAACTTGAATTGTATTAACAACACCAGTTGTTCCTATACCAACACCAGAGTTTGGATGGAATATTACTTCAAGATTTGAACCATTAAATTTAGCACTATAAGTTCCAAGACCAACATCAGCATCATCATTACTGCCAGTCGTGGTCAATTGACCATATTCAAGTAGTTCAATATCAGTTCCATTATGAACGATATTAAGATTATTGTATTCAAATTCAGTGGTATTAATGTCAGGGGTAATTTCAACCAATACTTTGATAGAATTATGAGTGCTAGCAATACTAACGATTGTTGTTGCTCCGATTCCAGAACCGATTGTTTTACTATCAGTTTCGATGATCGATGGTCCAACCGCAGTAGTCCCAGTGCTCAGCAAATTATCATCAAGGTTGTAAGAGATAGCAGCAATTTGATAATCGTTTACCTTAAACTTTGTTGGGAAGAACTGCAACTGTCCATCTGTTCCAGAAACGGTAAAGTCAAATGATCCCTGATCATAAGTGCTTTCAACTCTACCATATTGATTAATATAACCACGAGCACCATCGTGAATTAGATCAACAATCATCAACTGTCTTTGTGCAGTAAATCTTGTATCTCTTACATAAGTAATATACTTCATTGCTCTTCTAGAGTTGAGAGCAAATGTATTTGCTATGCTAAATGCAGTTGGTCTTGGATCACTATTGAATTCAGTGCTTATATCGTCAATTGAAAGCACTCTATTACCTACAGACTCAAGGAAGTCTTGAAGAACTCTGCTTGCAAATCTAATTTCAGTAGACAATACTCTAGATCCAACGTTCAAGAAGTTTTCACTTACAAGATCAAAATCATAAACACAATTCAAATCAGCGATTCCAACTGCATCAATAACTTGGTCAACAACTGTTTGGTCTGTTGATAATCCAACAGAAACACTGGCAACGGTCTCTAATTGATAATCAGCAAACTTTTTATATCCAAGAGTATGGTTAGTGGATGAAACAACATCGTTCCAAGTCTCAAGTGGGACTCTTGAACTTAAGGAATATGCAAATGTTTGATAGTAATCACTGTCTTGAATTCTTTGCATATTGGTATTCAAGAAACCAGAGTCGTCTTGATGACCTCTCAAAGTCTTGGATATAGCACCCATCTTAAGATAAGACTCATATGATCTTACAGATAGCGCAAGTCCCTCTGTTCTTGATGCAGATCCTCTAATTACTTCACCTTCAACGAAAACTTGATCTGATTCAATTCTCAACTGACTGTTCTTTTTATCCCAGAAGTTTACTATTCCTTCTGCGGAATCACTCTTAACAACTTCTCCGTCAAAGAATTCATTTTGTTTAAGGGTGGATGTAAATGTTGGGAAATATCTTTCTGCAATAATTCTTGCACCAACAGAGTTTGGTTGATCATACAATCCAGGAGTTAAAACACCACTTGGAAGATCACCTGACATGCTGTAAGTAACTGTTCCAATACCACCTATATTTTCATCAACTGCTGTAAGTTCAAATAGTTTGTAATCATATCCTTCCGAGTTATATCCAAGTCCTGTTGATCCTATGCCAATACTAACTCCCTCAATAAGAACTTTATCTCCAACTCTTAATGGGAAAGTTTCACCACTGCTAAATCCAGTGTCAAGACCAATCGTAACATTTTGGGTAACTGTATTGAATCCAACGGTCCCAATACCGATTCCATTACTGTTTTGGGTTGGGCGAATTATAGGATTAACATTACTGATTCCTCTAGCGTTATTAAGTATCTTTACACTCGAATCACCTAAACTATAAACAAGGTCAGCATCTTTGACATGCTTCTTAGTCACTGCATCAATAACGACTGGTTTTGGTGCGACAGTGTATCCACGTCCAGCAGATACAATACCGACAGATTCAAGAGAGTTTAATGACTCAATCGTAACTACTTGTGGTATGTTGGTGCTTGGTTTTAGCGTTGGATCTGAGGGAAAATCAAATCCAATGTTAAGTATCTTAGTTGTTTTAATTTTTCCAATAGATTCGCTTTCTACAGATATAATAGCTCCAGATCCTGTATCAGTTGTTCCAACCCCAACAATAGTTGAAATACCAGGAACAGCATAATAATTTGTTCCACCATCAACAACGGTAAATGAGTTAATAGCACCATTAGTATGTGTGCAATCAGTTGTATAATTCAGTTTTGAAGTAGTTCCTGCATAAGAAACCTTTTCTGGGAATTTTTCAACAAAATAGTTAAATGAATTTGTAGCGCCAACAGAAACTGCAAATCTTCCGTTAAACAGACTTTCTTTTACTTGGATTTGATTATTTGAATTAACGGTTCTATCTGTAAAAATACCACTCTTCACTTCTGGTACGTCATTCTCTTCAACGATATCCAAAGAGTAATAGAATTGTTCTGGAATAGATGAGTTGACAGTGAGTGATACTTTTGCATTAGTATCAACTCCAACTTTACCACTTCTCGTTACTTCAAAAGTTTTACTATCAAAACTAGTCTTCCATATCTTACAACTATTTTCATCGAGATAGAAATTAAGTTCAAAAGCAGGATAACTAATCCCTTGATTTGTATAAGAGAGTGATGAATCTGAGAGATCAAATTCAACTGTTGAATCTTTATAAACATCAATTTTTGGATTAATTAAATTGATGGTTCCCAAAGAAGTACTGGCAATACCAACAGTTTGAGGTTTTTCTAATTTAGATTCATGCTCAGTGTTTGAAAGTTTGAAATTATCTTTATCTACCTTTACAATATAATAGATTTTGTTGTTTTCTAAACCTCCAGCAGGAATAGAAGATGTATGTATGATTTTTTCACCTGTTTCAAACCCATGATTATTGATTGTAATAGTGTTTGTTGTAGTGTTAACACCAGAGGCAGCAAAGTCTTTTGGGTTGACAACTACTCTTCTGTTAAAATCATTATACTTAAGTGTCACAGTTGTTGATATAGAAGGACTTACATCAATGTCAACTTCATGTCTTCCCTGAATACCATGTGCTTGTTTTGTTTGAACAGTAACTTGATTTCTCTCTAACTTACCAGTAATAACAGAGAAATTAGTTTTAAAGCTATGATAGACTCCTGTTCCAAATCCAGTGAAGAAAAGAGTGCTAATGTTTCTTTGAGTAGAAGCAATTCCAACAAATGATCCAGTCGTTCCTAATCCAACCTTTACAGTTGCAACTCCAATTACATCATTTGATATTCTTGCTGCAAATAACGTTTGATTATCTTGTAAGGTGGACGCTGCACCCACAATGTTTAATACATCAATACCGCTTCCGTTTCCTGGAGAATATGTTAATTGATCACCTGTGTTCAAACCATGATCTTTAATATAGATTCCTTTGGTAGGGATATCTACCCTAGTAAGTCCTGCACCTGGATTTGAGAAAACAATTGTAGATCCAATACCGACTCCAACTGCAGTACCAAGTCCAACACTCTCGGATGGATCAAAGTAAATTTGTTTGTTTAATCTAGGAGCGTATGTTGTATTGAATCCTGCCGATATCGTGAGTCTTCTAGGATCTTCAAGAAGAATACTCGTAACCGTGTGAGATGCTCCAACTACACCATTAATTCCTCTAAGAACTCTAATTCTTGAATTTAATGAATCAATGTTTAAAACCTTAACTTGCTCAGTACCAACTACAAGAACATCATTTTCTTTGATTTGTGGATAATCTAAATTACCGGTAACTTTAATATGAGTTACGATACCAGTCGCTCCAACAGTGCCAATACCAGATGATGATGTACCAACACCGACTATTGCTAATCTATTAGATGAAATTCCAGCTGAATAAAATCCACCAATTTTGGATGAAGTTGTTGATAGTCCAGTGATTACAACATTATCGAATTTTTTGAAGTTGTGTGGATTGTCGGCAGAAATAATATATTGATCTTTTGCACCAGGGTAAATTTCGACATTTTGTATGCTACTAGTAGCAACACTTATATTTTCAACTTGTTTACCTTTCAATGTTGCTACTTTTGCAATAGCACCAGAACCTTTTGTATTTAAATTATTAAATCTTATCTTATCACCAACTTTATAACCATCACCACCTGTTTCAATACCAATTCTTTCAACTTTACCTGGTGTAACTGCTAATACTTCAACTTTTTGTTTAAGATTGTTAGGTGTGGAAATGTAAGAATACGAAACATCTCCATCGATTAAATTATATGGTGCAGTATTTCTGCAATATTCAAATTCTTCTATATCATAGACATCTTGATTAGAATCAGCACTAAAGTTGAAAGGTTCTGGTTTTGAATTATATCCCTCACCTATAAGGTATGGGAATACTGGTAACTTGTATCCAGCAAAAATAGAACCCTGACCCTGAGCAAGGGAATCATCAATGGTTGCAAAATATGCATATGTTCCATTTGGATACTCTGGAGTTATACAAAATCTTCCGTTATTTCTATCAAGAACGGATTCATCAATTACTTTTTTATAGGTGTAGTCTTCGACAAAATAACCACCAGGGAAAACACTAATTGGTGGTCTCTGTGCTTTATTAAGAGAGTCTTCACTATATCCAGATTTCATCTGGGTAATAACTCCGCCATTTAAACCAGAGAATCCATACGGTCCATAGATTGGATTTCCATCATAAGCCCATCCAATAATTGGAGAGTGATTTGTTGATTCTACTTCAATGCCGTTAACTTTTACAATATCATTTTTTCTGTATATGAGATTACCTGATTGATCGCTGGGATGCACGCTCTCTCTAAGGGGTCTAGGAGCGTACAGGTGAGCATATTGTAATCCATATGCATTATTTGTACCTCTTGTTATAAATCCGTCATCTGAGGTTACTTTTGCAGTTTCAAAGAATCTGTTTACTAAGTTAATTCTCCATTCTTGTAAAAGTGGATAGAATTGAGCACCAGAACCTGTTGGTGTTATAGAAACTGTTGTTGAATCCTCAGTAAAGTTTTGACCCCCGGAAATCACCTTGATATAATCAATCGCTTTTGTTTCTGTAGATCCAGAACCAACAGTTTTTAATACTGGGGTAAGAACTGCACCGACTCCATCGCCATTTACATCAATGTCTGGAATTGAGAAATATCCACTTCCGCTACTTTCAACAACTACTTCCTCAATCGCACCATTTTTAATGATTGGTCTCAATTGTGCATCGGATCCAACACCAACACTTATTTCTGGAAGTCTCTCAAAGTTAATAATCTCAGAGGCACCGTAACCAACACCATTTTCAGTCAAATCAACCGATGTGATCTGTCCTCTAAAAATAGGTTGAATTTGTGCTTCAAAGTTAGTATTACCAGTTGATGCAACACCAACTCTTCCCACTAAGGAAACTTCAATATCTGGATAATTAAAGAAGTGTGTTCCTACACCAACCGAAGTAATATCAATATATCTTTGTGTCTTAAAGAAACTGTCTTTGTTAGTCGATACTCCTACAGTTGACAATCTAAAACTATCATCATCTACTTTAGTAACATAATACTGAGTATCGGTTGTCAATCCTGTTGGTGCGGTTCCATTGCAAGTGTACTTGACGATATCCCCAGAGTTGAAATCATGGTTTACCGCAGTAATAACATTAGATGAAGTATTGATGCCTGCTGGGGTGATTGATCTCTTGTTATTTCTATATCCCTCTCCACCAGAAAGAACAGTAATTGACTCAATAATCTTTTTATCTTTAACTGCTTTTATAAATTGAACACCAGATCCAAAAGATGTCAAAACAATCGTATTGATACCAGAGACAGCATCTCCTTGAGTTGGGTGTAACCTTATGGTCGTCAATCCAACTTGAGACACAAAGTATGACGAATTAGTGGTAAGTCCACCAACTACATCTTGATTCTCTGAGATATAAAGAACCTTTTCGCCAGTTTTGAATTTGTGGAATGTTCCAAATCCAATCGTCGATGGAAGAGACCCTGTGGTTCCTAAACCCACATTACCATCTGCAGAACCTGATTTAAATGAAATTTTGTGCTCAACACTTTTAAGTGAAACAGAAGCTTCAGCACCACTACCATTACCACCGACGATTGTGACTCTTGGAACTTCTTGATAATCAAAACCAGGGTCAATTAATCTTATTTCTTCTAAAGATCCAGAGACAGAGACTGTGCCTGTTGCTCCTGTTCCTACACTATCCTTAATGGTAAGAATTGGTGGGTTGATCACATCATAATCATCACCACCATTCAATACATCTACTTTTTTAATCTCACCATACTTTACTACATCTTTTGACTTGTAGTTTAAAATTTCAACTCCATTTATTAAGATACCAGTTAAACCCGGATTAGTAACATTACGGGTGTCTGCTGCTACTGGTTCTAATAGTTTCCTATAAAGTTTTTGTGTTTCAAGAGTTCTTTTTCTAAAATCATACAAATCAAATTTGTTATTTGTAACAGGGGTAGAACTTGCAAGAGTAATATAATTTTGATTATAAAGTTCAGTTCTACTCTTTGCTAATTTGATTTTTCTTGGAGTTACTCTTTCTACAAAATATAAACCCTCTCCACCATCATCTCCATCAAATAACGCTGTACCAAGAACTGTCTTGGTTGTAGATATACCAGTTTGTCTATTTACAGTTGTTTGATCTACTTTTTCTGGAGTATAGTATAAAGCGTCTCCAGTGTAAAAACCATGATCACCTGTAAGTAAAATTTCAAATTCACTTCCAACAAATGTACCAGAAAATTCTACAGACCTTGATGTTGCATTAAGTGAGTTTGCATTATAAAATGGAATAGATGATGATGCGATAATAATATCATCTTCATATTTTTTCTTATATAAATTTTGAACATTTGCAGAATATACTGCAGCACCTGGGAAATTATTAGATTCTGCTTTTAAAAGGGAACGTTTAGCGACAAAACTCTCTGAAGCATTGAGATTACCTTGTCCTTTTACTAGGACAGATCTTTCAGTAATAATTTTAGTGACAGTGGACAGTGGTTTATCACCCGAAACATTTCCATTTAAAGTTAATCTGTCACCCACTTTAAAATAATGATCTTTATCAAGATAAAGTCTGTAGGTATTATCAGATGCATCAATTAAAGTAAATGATGCCACATTATATGAAGCAGCATTATTATAATACCAATTTCTATATTTGAAAGTAGTATTTCCAATACCTAATGTTTTTATGACAATTTTATCATTGACTCCTTGTTGATAGGTATTTGGATGTTCACAGTCCGCAATAACATTAGTAATTCTTACCTCGATGGTTTCATCAAAATTGTTTTTTGATCTTCCATAAGCAAAAGTGTTTACTCCAACGATAGCAGAGTCTAAAATTGTCTTACCGACTCCTGTTACGCCAAAGAATTGAGTGCTTGATTTTGAAGTATATGAAACAATACCAGTGGTTTGATCGTTAAAGTTGACAAATAGCGTTCCATTTGTTGCAAAACCAACAGTTGAATCAACGTCAAGAACAGTCAGACCAACTCCAACGTTTCCTATAACTCTTGTTTTTGGTTGAACTCCAAAAGCTCCATAAATTGATCCATCAACTCTAATGTCTTTATTGGATCCTGCATCTACACTTAATCTATAAAAAGTTTGTCCAGTTCCAGTGATAATTGTTTCTACGTTTGAAATAGGAGCATATGCTCGCTCTTGATCCTCATATGCATCCTGAAAGAGGGTCATCAATTCAAGATTGACAGGATCTCCATTAACAGGTTCTACAACTAGATCGTTCGTAACACTATACTGTGCATTTGACGGCGTGAATAAAAATTCACCTGGTTTTACAATTTTTACATTATCATTATAAAGTGCTTTGAATAAAATTTCATATGATCTATCGGTTCCCTTACTTAAATAAAAATCTTTTGAATTTTTGAGGAAAACGTTTTGATTTAGTTTATCATTTAACTGACGATCTTCCAGTCCTGGTAAAATTTGAGTTTTTGTCTTATGTAAAAACTCTTTTAAAAATAAATTTGATAAATTTTCTACTCTTGATCCAAAAGTATGAGCAACACCAACACTAGTATCAAAAACTAATTCTTCTGGATTGGATGGTGAACTATATGAAGTAATTCCACTAAATCCTCTTATGCAACCAGTGAAAGAGGATTTTGTTTTTCCAGTGTAAGTGATAATTTCATCATCGATCTTAAGGAGACCGTAGGAGTCAGGAAATCCATCAGTGCCAGCAGGATTTTTTGACAGATCAATATTAATTACACTTTCGTATGAATTAAGAACAGTGCTTAATCCTACAGATGAAGACAGATTTGTTGTTTCATCAATTTTTACATACTTATCAATATTTTGAAGTAAATCAAGAGGTGCCCCTTGAAATTCTTGTGCGATATAATATTGCTTTAAAAATTCGGTTACTAAAGGAAAGTCCTCTCTTACATACTGAGGGACTTGGTTTTTTACAACGGAGTTGATCTGAATTCTTTTCTCTGACATTTTATCTTATTTGATTAGTAACCGCTTCCGCCGCCTGATCCAGATCCACCTGTTGATGATCCAGAAGTGCTGACAGTCGTTGATGGTACAGATGTTGTTGTGGTAGTTGTAGTTGTAGACGGTCTTGCGCTTGTTGTTGTTGGAGTAGAAGTTCTAACGATAGATCCCCTACCACCATCTCTAACAAGATTGCCGTTTGGATAACTCGAAGTTACAATATAGTTTGATCCCGCAGGATCTAATCCCGAAGAAATTTCATCCACAACAGTTTCAAAATTACTGTTACTTATATCTAGTTGCAAATAAAGATCCTGTAATCCGATCACATCATTTGAACTAGGAGTTGCTTCAATCTCAATAATTGTTTGCCCATCCTTTACCATACCACCCTGAATGTTTACAGGATTGATTGTGATAACACCATTTATGTAATCAATGAAACCAACATTTCTTCTAATGATTGTTGGAGTCTGTGAACCAACTGCGGGAAGACTAAAGAAGAAAAGAGTTCCTGTTTCTCTGTCAGGTCGCGGAAGATCACCTAAGTAAACATCCTGTGTAATTCCATCAATTTTAAAAGCAGAAGTCTTGATATTAAATCCATCAGGATCTTTGACTTGGAATCTATTACCAAATCCAATTTGATATTCTGCAAATCCATTAAGAACAACTCTCAAATCTCTTCTCATACGAAGAGTTGTAATATTTGAAGTAACTGCTTCGTGACTATCATCAACAACTTTCAAAAACTTACTATATTTGAATCTTGCACCATACTTATTAAGTTCAGTTGATTCTGCATACTTATTAGCATTAGTCTGCACTGTTGATGACACTAATTCAGCAGATGGTGCCATATTGGTATTGTAATATACCTTAGAATCAACTTCGATGTAAAGATACTTAAGATCAAGTATTTCTGGAACGATCCCGGCAACAGCAAATTTCTTTAATTTATTTTTAATATTTTGTTTAATCAAATTGGGTAAGAAATCACCAGTTCTTGGTTTAATGCTGATGAACACCTTTCCATATTGTGGCGGAATCAACTCTTCTCCACCAAACACAGAGATTGATTCTGTTTCTGGATAAATTCTTGCTGGGATTAGTGTTTCGTAATCACTAGCTGTCAACGCTCTGTTTTGTGATGCATATATCCTTGGTGCATACCTACGAATAGACTCCACAGACTCGATTGTATCGCCCCCAGAGGACGTTACACCTGTTGTTAGAAGTGATATGCCCGAAGTGACTGTATATGTCTGTGCATTCCTTGTATACGTTAATCTACCGGAGAATTGGAATGAAGAAATGCCATTTCCAGAGTCACCGTTTGATGCAATGTAGTTTGCAGTAATATAATTCCCTTCTTCAAGTGCTTTACCAAAAATACCATCTCCAAAGAAAATTTCATATCTTTCATCAGATATTTCTTGAAGAAAATATGCTTTAGATTCTGCACCAAGATCAAACAAATTGTCTTGATTAGAATACTTGGTTGATGCAGAAGAATTTTCGTTATTTTTAACAGTTACAGAGATAAGCGAAGTATCAACACCGGAGTTTGGTAAAATAAACTTTTGATTTGGAACTCTTGTGCTATATGTGAAATTAGAACTTAATAAAGTTCCCTCATAAATCGAAATATCTTCAAAATTTGCTATATTATTGAATACTGGGACCGAAATATCATCTAATATGCAAAATGTTCTGGATTCATTTCCAAAACTACCAGTTGTTGTTGCTACAATACCTTTATGAAGAGTAATTGTAGCAGGAGTTGGAGAAATATTACTTGTATCTACAAAAAAACTGACTGTTGCTCTTGCTGCCTTTCTAGATCTAGGAACATAACCAATATTTCTTGCTAAAGCAACGATATTTTCTCTTAAAGTTGCAGAATCAATGAATACCTCATTCGCAACCATGTTTGCGTTGTATGAGGAGATATAAGTGTTGTATGCTAATACATCAAGAATTGTCGAAAGGTTCGACCCTTCAAAGTCATAGTCCGTAAAGTTGGAGTTAGACTTAAGATAATCTCTAAGTGTTGTTTTAACTTGATCGAAATCTAAGTTAGCGTAATTAGCGAGTGGCATTTTTATCTATTTGACTGCAAGACGAATTGTAACTCTTGAGGTGGGATGTCAGCGCCAACAATGTCATACCTGATGATTACATCAAATGCATTTCCATCAAAGTCAGGAAGAACTTTTACTTCCCTTAAATTTACTCTGTCTTCAAAATTTACTATTGATCTTTGAATTTGATCTTTAATAGTTGAAGCAGTAATATCATCAAAATTCTCAAATAAGGATTGACTTACATCAGAACCAAAGTCTTCTTGAAAAAACTTCTCTCCAGGGACCGTAAAAACGATGTTACGAATCGATCTGGAGATAGCATTTGCGTTTTTAAGCGCGATTAAGTCATCATTTAAGGGATTTGCCTTAAATGACATACTAATGTCCTTAAATCCTTGACTTACCCTTTCTAGAGGCACAAAAATACGGCGATTATATCTTATTTATTAAGGCACTCGATCAAAATTCATTCAAAGTTTGCGGAGGAATAATGGTATATTCCTCTTCAGTCTCAAAAAGTTCAGTATTTTGGCGAGAATCGCGTTTTTTGGGAGTTTGATCGTCATTTGCGATCTCACGGAGCATTTTTTGGTGCTGATCGTTACCTAAATTGTCTAAAAAATCGTTCATTTTCTTAAAATTCCGCGATTGGTGGGTTTTCGTCGCTATTTTTACGCTCTTTTGCAGTTTTCCAGAAGTAATTTTCATCATTTCCGAGTCCATCACGGTCATGACCGTTCTCAACTTGATAATAAACAGTCGAAACCTTGAAATCTGGAATTTTTGGCTCCTCAGGAGTCAGTGAATTATCGAAAATACGTGTCCTATTGTTAGGATACAATGCAAACTGTCCATTATCTAGTTCAATTAAGTTATGAGACTTGTGTTCTGATGGATTTTCACTGGTTGCATAGTCAACTGCGTCAGGATCTTGGTGATAATTATCAATTGTGCAGATATAAGTGCCCGTTTGAGGACCATAGTCGCGTGTATAGCACTCATAATGCATACTACCAATGAATTGTTTTTGTACTACAGTTACACCATAGTCCATACAATTCCAAAATTGTAGATTATGTAACTCCATATCAGGTGTTGGAAGTTCAGGAGACGAGACAAACGCGCTGATAGGCAACTTATCATACATTGCTGCATATTCAGGTAAGTATGTCTCAAAATAAAAAGCACGCCCAGGTATCGACTTAACCGATACCCAGACGCCCTTTACGAATTCACCATGTCCGCTTTGATGATCTGTGAGATATTCTTTTCTAACCCAAACTTCATACGAGGGGAGGTTTGCAATTAAACAGGGCATTGTAAAGCATTGTATCTGCCACTATTTACCCTATTAAATCTTAGAGCTTCCCGTACAAACCATACAAAGGTATGTAGGAAAATTTGAAGTTCTACCATCATGCTACATTAAATGATATAGAAATACGTTCTTCATCA